GAGCAAAGTGATCTATGAGGATGTGGATGATACTGAGGGTTCGGGCGACGATCTGACGGTTGACGAGGTGATGTCTGATCCGGTTCGGAAACAGAAATATCATCATCTGATCTATCGGGCATACTACGAGGAGTTGGATACTGGCCCGAAAAGCCGTCGTAAGGATGCTCCGGCTTGGCCGGACGGCCCGCTTCTTGATCCGGTGCGTCTGTCGTGGAAAGAAACGCTGTCGTTCGTGAAACAGAACCAGCCGACAAAGTTTCGGGTGGTATACCAGCAAGAAGATATTGACACCGACTATCAGCTGGTTGAGCGAACCATGTTGACGGGTGGTGTCGGTTCGGACGGCGTGTTTTATTCGGGGTGTATCGATCGGGAACGGCAACCCGGATTTTTGCCTCGCGGCTTGTCAGCCCCGTGGGTGTCGATCATTTCGGTTGACCCGTCTCCATCCCAGTTTTGGGGTGTGATCTGGACTGTTGTACAGCCGGATATGGGGTTGTATCACGTGGTTGATTTGGAGCGGGTGAAGTTGACGGCTGAGGAACTGTTGGGTTACTCGATGTCTACCGGCCAGTATTCAGGCATTTTGGAGGATTGGGTTCAACGGGCCGACGATATGGGTTATCCGGTGTCGCATATTGTGGTGGAGATCAATGCGGCGCAACGGTTTTTGTTGGCACACGATTTTGTGCGTCGTTGGCAGGCTTCGCGTGGTGTTTTGGTGGTTCCGCATACCACGTCAAGGAACAAGTTGGACGAGAATTTGGGTTTGGAAGCGTTGATCCCTCCGGTTGTGCGGTCGGGTTCGTTACGTCTTCCGACTTTGACGGCCAACTGGAAGACGTTGGCGTTGATCGAGGAACTGTGTTCGTGGACGAAAGATAAGCGGAAGGGGACAGACTTGGCGATGGCGTTGTGGTTCACGTTGTTGCACGCCCCGAAACTGTCGGAACCGAAGTTGCCACCCCAAATGTGGCGACCATCGTGGTTGTCGGCCTGAAATATGTTACTCTTAGTGGTTGTCTGCCATCAATAAGGAGAAGATCATGGCCGCGAAGAAGATGGGAAGTCCGAAGCCGCCTCCGGGTAATGGGAAGAAGCGGGTTTCGCAGGTCGAGCAGGCTGCTGCTGCGATTCAACGTCGGTACGGCAACAATGTTGCTGGTGCGAAGACGATGCGCGAGGCCATTCAGGGTTTGCAGGATGTTGTAGCTGAGTCGTCGTTGGTCGATAAGTATTCGATGCGGACGTTGGATGCTGCTGCAACTCGTGTTGCTCAGAAGGCGTTTACTGGTATGACAAAGGCTCAACGCAAGAACAAGGGACGGATGTAATGAAGTCGAATCCAAACAACAACGATTTTTCTGGTGGGTCTAAGAAGCGACCGAAGTCTGGTTTGGTTGATCCGTTGAGTTCGGCAATCAAGTTTATTCCGGGTATTGGGCCATTTTCGGTCACGTCAAAGGTCAAGAAAAAGAAGTAACGCTTGATGCGAACAATCGAAGAAATAGTTGCGTTGTACAACCATCGCCGTAGGGTGATGGGGCCGGTGCATCAGCAGATGCAGGCTGTACGTGAACTCGCCAACGGTGACATCATTGTCCCGTTGAACGAGTTGGATCGCAACGCCCGTTCTTCGGTCGCCAACCTGCTCGTTCAAGGGTTGGATCAGATGTCGATGCGTGTCGCATCCACGATGCCGTCCCCGTATTTCCCGGCGTTCCGTGAAGGTTCGGAACGATCAAAAGATTTGGCTAACACCCGCAAGAAGGCGATGTTGGCGATGTGGGATGAGAACCGGATGAAAATGGTGTTGCGTCGTCGCGCCCGCCATCTGCTCGCCTATTCGTCGTCGGCTGTCGTGTTGAAACCCGATTTCAAGACGCTTGTTCCCCGTTGGCACGTCCGCAACCCGCTGGACACCTATCCGTGTCCTTCGGAAGACCTCGATAACCCGGTTCCGTACGACTGTATTTTCACGTATCGGAAACCGTATTCGTGGCTGATGCAGAACTATGGCCCGCTTGTGGCCGGCCGTCTGCGTATGGGTCGCGTGGAACCGGACACCATGTTCACGTTGATCGAGTATGTGGACGAATACGAGATCGTGATGGGTGTGTTGGGTGCAGACGAAAACCCCAATTTCACCCCGCATGAAAACGCCGGTTTGGACTCAATCGAGTTGGAACGCATCGTCAACCGTGCCGGTGTCCCGCTCGCTATCGTCGCCAACCGTACAACTCTCGATAAGCCGCACGGCCAGTTCGACGGCCTGTTGGGAATGTATTACACGCGTGCAAGATTGCAAGCGTTGACTGAAATCGCTATTGAGCGAGGCATTTTCCCTGACGAATATCTGGTGGCTCGCCCCGGTGAAAACCCTGAGATCGTCCAGCTTGCTGACGGTAAGGCCGGCATTTTGGGTGTGTTGAAGGGCGGCGACCTTCAGATTCAGCAAGTCAATCCGGGCTATAAGACTGAGCAAGCGTTGGATCGTTTGGAACGTCAGGAACGTTTGGAGGGTGCTATTCCCGCCGAGTTCGGCGGCGAATCAGGCACGAACATTCGTACCGGCCGTCGCGGTGAAAACGTGCTGTCCGCGACAATCGACTTCCGTGTGCAGGAAGCACAAGAAGCGTTTGCACAGTCGTTGTTGGCTGAAGACAAGGTTGCTATCGCTATCGAGAAAGCGTATTGGGGTAACACTCCGAAGTCGTTTTTTATGCCGGGTCGAGCGACGTCCGGCAAGGTGGATTACACCCCGAACAAGGTGTGGGAAACCGACTTCCATTACGTGTCGTATTCGGCCGCTGGTTCGGACGTGAACAATCTGATTATCGGTTTGGGTCAGCGTGTCGGTACTGGTTTGATGTCGAAGGAGTCGGCACGTGAGGCTGATCCTCTGATCGCTGATCCTGATATGGAACATGATCGGATTATCGCGGAGGGTGTGGAAGCCGCTTTGTTGTCTTCGATTCAGCAGCAGGCCGCGAATCCTGCTGGCCCGTATCAGCCTGCTGATCTTGCGTTGCTTGTCCGAAAGGTTCTTGTGGATTCCAAGAGTTTGTATGACGCGGTGTCTGAGGTTGATCGGGCTGCGAAGGAACGTCAGGCGCAGGAAACTGCTGCGATGTCTCCTGAAGCGCAGCCCGGTTTGGCGATGCCGGGTATGGGTGCGGAACAGCCTGTTGCGTCTGCGCCTCCGGCTGGTATTGAAGGGTTGCTCGCTCAACTTGGTGGTGGCTGATGGCCGATTATCCGAATCGTTCTGATCTTCGTAATCCTGCGACTCGTAAGATGGCTTTTACGGGGCAGACGTATGGTGAGGGTGCGGCGCAGGCTCGTTCTCAACAGCAGGTGTCGCCCGGTTCGTCGCCTGCTGATGTGCAGGCGCAGCGGGCTGCTCGTCCGGTTCCGGGTGCTGGCGGCGATTTGTTGCGACCGACTGAACGTCCGAATGAGCCGGTGACCGCTGGAGCCGATTTTGGTGCTGGCCCGTCTGCTGCGGAGATGGGCATTATGCCTCGACGTGTCCCGCAGGATGATGTGTTGGAAACGTTGCGTGCGTTGTATGCGATGTTCCCGAATGATGATTTGTTGGAGATGTTGAGTCGCTACGGAAATAGTGGGTTCTGATGCCGTTTCCTTTGAGTCCTGAAGAAGAAGACAGTCTTGACGACGAACTGGAACAGGCCGATCAACGCTACCAAAATTTGAAAGGAACAGTCGGTTTTGATTTAGCGCAGGCTGTAACAGATTTTTACAAGGTTGCTCCCGCCAGTTCTCCGGGTGCTGTGATTGCGGCAGCTCGCGCATATACATCTGGTGTGATGGATGAGAAGCAATCAAAAGATTTTTTGATGCAGGTTGTTTCTAAAGAAGTTTTCCGTGGGATTCGTGAAGTCAAACCACCAAAGAAGAAAAGTTGGTGGGAACGCAACGTTGTTGATAAAGCAAAAACTGGTGTTCGTTGGGCTGGTGCTGGTGTCACTTGGACTGGAGACGTAGCAACAAACCTTGCTACGCCGGTAATTGGTGCGATCTACAATATTTCCGGTCAAGTCAAAGAAGGCGGTCAAACTGGAACAATTCCCGGTACAACGATTACCCCGCCAACTCCAACAAGCAATCAATACCAGTATTCACTTGAAACTGTTTTTGGTGGTGAATCTGCTTATACGCCCGGATCATTCAACTTAGGTGATGCCCTTTGGGATGCGACTCTGTTGGGTGAAATGGTGCAGAACCCTGATCTGCAAGGCGAAGGATGGTTCCCAAATGCTCGAATTTACGAAATAACAGGTGAACAACAACGCAAACTTCGAGGCACTATCGATGGTCATGCGTTGACGATTGGTAGAGGTCTAGCAACTGTAATCGCGCAACCGGGTTCGCGCGAGTACAACATTCTTTCGGGTCTTATTGATGCCGGTGTCGCTATCAAAACACCAGCACTTCCGGGCAGTAGCTTGATTAGTCATGCGGCCCTTACAACCGCAGGAACTAAAGCAGGCTTACGCACACTTGCCGGATTGACTGATGTCAATTCTGCGTACATCAATCCTAGCAAAGTCGCCAACTTTCTTGATACACGTGCCGGACGTGGAGTAATTGACCGAATTGCAAAAGTCAAAAACATTGATGAAGCGATCAGTTTGTTTCCAACTGCTGACGCAAAATTTTGGAGAGGTGTGGTTGATGTCAAAGACTCAACAACTGCACGTTTGTTCATTGAAGACACTTTAGGTTTGGGTGACATTACGCGTGGTATCGGCCCGAAACGAATCGATCAAGTAAACATCAGTCGATGGGATGATGTAAAACGAAACATCCCGTATTTCGGTTCTCAAAAAGAATCTAAAGTGGCACGTTTGTTGGCTGCCGTTCCGGGTCGTCATGTTGTGATCGAGGGTGGCTCTGATCGTGCTGTTGCGTCATCAATCAAGAATGTCAATAACTATTTGATTCAGGCTCGTTTGCCGAAAGCGCAACGTATTGATCTTGTCAACAAGTTGACGGATGCTTTTGTTTTAGGTGATGGTTCAATCCGTAATGTTGTCATTGAGATTGAGCAGGCGAGTCGCGCCGCTATGCGAAAGTTGGGAGTCAGCGACGAGCTGAACGACATTTTGCATAATGGTCTTTCAGATATGCGAGAGGTGTATCAGAAAGATTTGTACGGCTTCTTGGATAATGCAGGTGCGGCCGGCGATTTGGGTGGAACATTCACATGGATTGATGATGCAGGAAATATTGTGACTTCTGGTCATCCGTTGATGACAGCACATTTGATGTCCGAAACAATGAAACATTCGGTCATGCTTCCTGATCCTCGACGCGTCCGTCGAATCGCCGCAAAATGGTCACCAATTCAAAAAATTACGACAAAACAAGGTTTCATCAATCCCGGCAAATTTTTGACAACTGGTAAAGGCTTGCGTGACGCAACAAAACTTGGAAATTTGAGAACACCTCTTGTTGTTCTTGATTGGATTCAAGGCTATTTGTGGAAACCCGTAACATTGATGACTGGCGGTTACGTCTACCGCAATATGTCTGACTCGTTGTTCCGTCAATCATTTGCTCCCGGAATCCAGACCGGAGTATTCCATCCTCTCGAATTGATCCAAGTTGCGTTCCACAAAAAGTTCAAGGGCGACATTTGGGGTACAACATTCAAGGGCGATCCAGAAGATTTGATTCGTCTAGGACAACAGGAAATGGCCGAAGCTGTTTCTGCTTCAGTCCGCGAAAACATTGGTGACGTGAACCGTCATGCACGGGAAAGACTTACTGGTGCATGGCGACGCGTCCGTCGAGGCGACGGCATCCAAGACTATTCAAAAGCGATTGCCGCCGAAATGGCGTTGCTGCACACAGATGATGTTGCTCGACGACTTGCTTCTGGTCAAACCGTTGATGAAATCATTGATTGGATGAAATCCACTCCTGAGGGCCGCAGACACGTTGACCGTCTTCAGAATATGTGGAAGAACAAGATTATTCCTGATTCATCCGGTCAAAAAACCATTGGAACCGTTGTTTTCAAAGATGCTCAGGGCGCATTGAATGAAACAAATCTTCGCGGTTATATCGAGACTGTTCAACGACGCATTGATCTAAGCACCGGCAAAAATGATTTGTTGCGTGAAATTGTTGCATCAGGGAAATACACGGATGCAACCGGGAAAATTGTTGGTGGTCTTCAGTTTTCACGCACCGGCCAAATCATTGGTTACGAAGATAATTTCCTAAAAGAAATCAACAATGTCGTAAATAACCCGAATGTTGTGCTGAGAGAAACCTATAAAGCACAAGACACCATTGATGTGCTTCGATCAAGTAGTCGTGGAATCCCCGTCATCAAAATGTACGATCGACTTGTTGACAAATTCTTCGCTGAACTTTACCCGAAGCGCGAAAGTTTCTTGAATCGTTCACCAGTATTCAGACAAGAATATTACAAGGTGATTGACAATCTTGCCGATGAACTTGCGCCCGGCGAAGCAGCAATTATCAAAGCAAACATTCAAGCCGCAGCTAAAGAGGCCGGAGAAACATTCAATAAGAAGTTCTTTTTCCGATATGTCGGCAACGATGAAGCAGCCAAGAAACTGTGGGACAAAGCAGAAGGAACGTTGGCTTCAAACGGGAAACTCACGTTCGAAGAAATTGATGCTTATGCCAAAGGCGCAGCCCTAGACACCACTAAAGAACTTTTCTATAACGCTGCTGAACGATCCAACTTTGGTGACATTTTGCAGATCATCACTCCGTTCGGTTCTGCATGGGCTGAAGTGATGAAAAACTGGGGCAAAACGTTGACTACCAACCCAGAAGCGTTCAAACGTGGATATGTTGCGATTGAAGGGTTGCGTCAAGCAGACCTCAATAACGATGGTCGAGGTTTCTTTTACACCGACCCTGTAACCGGCGAATACGTTTTCAACTATCCTTTTGGATCACAGACAGTTCCGCTCATGGCGGCTTTTGGTACTGCTGGGATTGGGGCGATTGGTTTTGGTTTGCCCGGTTTGATTGGTGGTGCTGGTCTTGGTTACGGTGCAGGAACAGGTTTGCAGAAAGCTTTAGACATTCCTCAAGTTGACATGGTTGCTCCTGCAAAGACTTTGAACATGGGATTCAACATTCTTCCGGGTGTTGGCCCATATGTTCAGGCCGCGGCAGGTTTCTTTTTGAAAGATAAACCTCAATTTGATTGGGCTTCAAAAATTCTTACTCCATACGGATCACCTCAAATCGGAATTCTTCCGAACCCTGCATGGTGGCAAAAATTATGGTCAGCGTTTCAAGACCCAGAAAACGATCGTTTGTACGGCGACATGACAATGCAAGTCATGGAAGTTCTTGCCGCATCCGGTGACTACGATCTTTCAACTGAAGCAGATATGCAAAAACTGCAAAACGATTCGGTTGAAAAAGCACGCGCACTTCTTTTCCTTCGCGTTTTGGGACAGTTTGTTGGGCCGACTCGACCCGTTCCGCGTCTTGTTGTTCCGTTAGGTGAAGAAGCAAAGAAACAGACGATTACGGTCGGCAACGAAAAAATTGATTTGTCAAAGACAGACATTCATGCTGTTGAAATGTCAAAGTATTTCCGTCAGTTACAAGACGAAAACTATGACACCGCAGTTGAGATATTTACCGACACGTTCAAAGATGACTTCATGTTGTATCTGGCAGGCAAAACAAAATCGACTGTTTCAGGTCTTGATGCCTCAACAGAATTCGGTAAATGGGAACGTAACAACCAATCGTTTTTCAAAACATACGACGAAGTTGCCGGTTTCTTTTCTCCTGTCGGGTCAAAGTTTGATTATCAGGTTTACCTCCGTCAAATCGAAAACGATGTTCGTAAACCTTTGAGTCCACAAGAAATGATTGAGGAATCTCAACGGTTGATGGGAACCTCAATTTATCGTCGTATGATCCGTGCGGCCGGCCCGAAACCCAACGATGAGCAAAGAGCAATTTTGCGTCGTGAACGAGAAAAACTTTACGATCAATACCCCGGTTTTGCTAAGGCTCCTATTGACGTACGGGCTTTTGATGCCAAAATGAACGTGTTGTATGAGGCCGCGTTTGATGCTCGTATGGACGATAATCAGGTTGCGATAGCGACCCGCGAGTATTTGACTGCTCGCGATGCTGCTTTAGAAGTTGCGGATCAACGCGGCAAAACTTTGGCTGCTGGCGCAAACGCAGATTTGCGTGACATTCTCCGTGCAGAAGGTGAGCGTCTGGCAACGGTGTATCCTGATTTCGGTCGAATTTGGGAACGTTTGTTGTTGCAAGAAGTTGATGTGAAGGACGAGGACTGATTATGGCTCCGAGAAAACCGCGTGAAGGTGGTTCTGACGCTAACAATAGTGCTGATACCGCGATCGAGGATATTCAGAACGCTGGTGCATCTGGCCCCGGCAACTATGTGCCTCCGATCCGTTACATCATTGAGAACGGCAAGTTTGTTCCGTATGACGGCCCCGGTCTTGTCGGTTCAAACGGTAAAGTTGTTCAGTCCGGCCCGTATGATATTGATACTCAGCCCGGGTTTATCTATTCGTCGTTGAGTCCTCGAAATCAGCAGGCTTTGATGCAACAACTTGCGGCAGCCGGGTTTATTTCTAAGGGTGCGATCGGTGATTTCAGTTCTGAGATTTATGCGATCAAACAATGGTTGGTTGCATCGAATATGGCCGGCTTGGAGAAGCAAAACTATTTGAAGCAACGTTTGACCGGTCGCACACCGGTTTCGAGCGGTTCCGGTCGGACTTATCAGGTGACGAATCCTGAGGATTTGAAGGTTGTTGCAAAGCAGGTTGCTCAACAGACGTTGGGGCGTGATTTCACCGATGACGAGGCGAACCGGTTTGTGGAGGCTTTTCAGGCTCAACAGGTTGCTGAACAACGTAAGGCTTCGGGTGGTGGAACGATGACGCAGGCTCCGTCTCCTGATGTGGCTGCCCAAAAGTTTGCTGAGGAGCAGGCTCCTACTGAGGCTTCGGCGTATAAGACGTTGGGCTATATCAACAAGTTCTTCAATGCGATTGGTGGTGTGTGATGGCATCTAAAAAGCCAACGAAACCTGCTGAAACAAAACCGCCGACTCCGATTGATATTGGTGGTTATGCGCCCGGTGCGGTCGGCAAATTTGATCCGTATGTGCCGAAGAAAAAGCCGAGCGATAAATCTAAACCCGCTCCAGTCGCTCCGACCACGGTTACGCCCGTTGATTGGAAGCAGGCAGCCAAAGAACAGTACGGCGGTTATTTCGCCATCATTGAATCTGTCCCCGAAATCTCTGATCTGATTCAGAAAGCGGTTGCAGGCGAATGGTCGGACGCAAAGTTTGAGTACGAACTTCGTCAAACCAACTGGTTCAAGAACAACAGTTCGTCGGCCCGTTCATGGGACAGTCTCAAACAAACTGATCCTGCGACCGCTCAACAGCAGATCGACAAGCAGGCAAACAACGTGAGAAGCATGGCTAACACGCTTGGTTTGGCGTTTGATGATGCGACTGTTATGAAGTTGGCTGAGAACAGTTTGCGTGGCGGTTGGGACGAACAAACGTTGCAGAACGCTGTCGGTGCGGAAGGCGTGAAAACGTCTGGTGGTATGTCTCAGCTGTCGACCGGATTTATCGGTCAACAGTTGCGAGAAACCGCCTCGAATTATGGGATTTCGTTGTCCGATCAAACGTTCAACAGTTGGGTGAATAATATTGCTGTCGGTAAAGACAACATTCAGTCGTTCAACAACTATGCGTTGAACACGGCTAAAGCGTTGTATCCGGGGATTAGCGCACAGTTAGATGCCGGTCAAACGTTTACACAGATCACCGACCCATACCGTCAAGCGGCCGCCCGTATTCTGGAAATCAACCCGGAATCAATCAATTTCACCGATCCAAAATGGGCGCAAGCCGTTACGTTCACGACCGATAAAGGTGAGGCTCGACCAATGAATTACAACGAATGGGGAAAGTATCTGCGTAACGAACGGTCGTTCGGATACGAATACACCAGCGAAGCCAAACAACGGGCGTTCGAAGTAACAAACCAGTTGGCCAATTTGTTTGGGAAGGCATGACATGAGCGACATGGGTTCAACAGCACAGTCGGCGTATGACATCATCGCCCAAACTTTGACATCGTATGGTTTGGAACAGTTGAGTTCGTTTGTCAACCAGATGGTCTTTCAAGAAGACATTGTTGATACGAACATTCTTGTCGGCCGTATCCGACAGACAAACGAATACCGTCAACGGTTCGCCGGTAACGAACAACGTCGTCAAGCCGGCCTCAACGTCCTGTCTGAAAACGAGTACATCCAGTTGGAGAACGTGTACCGTCAGACTTTGCGTTCCGCTGGTATGCCCCGCGAGTTCTATTCCAGCCCCGACACGTTCTCCCGTCTGATCGGTGGCGACGTGTCTCCCGGCGAGTTCGCTCAACGCATCAATCAGGGTTATGAATCTGTCAAGAACGCTGATCCACAGGTGATCGAAGAAATGCGTCGTTTGTACGGAGTGAATGATGGTCAGTTGGCCGCCTATTTCCTTGATCCTGAGAAGGCGACACCGTTGTTGTTGAAGCAGGCTCGCGCCGCTGAGATCGCTGCACAAGGAACGTTGCAAGCCGGATTTGGTTTGACGGCTACGCAGGCTGAACAGTTGGCTCAGGCCGGCGTTACCGGCGAACAGGCTCGACAGTCGTTCCAGACGCTTGCCACAGCGACCGAATTGTTCCAACCGTTAGCCGGTCAGCAGGATGAAACGATCAGTCAGGCTGAACAGGTTGGTGCGGTATTTGGTACATCGGCGGCCGCTCAACAAAGGCTTCGTAAGCGTCAAGCTGAACGCCAAGCCGCGTTCGCTGGTGGCGGTGGATTCGCCGTCGCACAAGACGGGCAGTCGTCAATCGTCTGACAATAGTGGCATCTACTTTTAGATGTGATACACTCATCCTGATGCCAATACCGGCAGGAACCACCGCAAGGTGAGACATAGCAGCACCTTCCCCTGCCTCCGGGGGATGGTTGGGCGAAGGAGTGTACATAATGGACAGCGAACTCGAACTCGAAGTTGAAGAACAGGAGTCCGGCCGCAATCCTCTCCGCGAGAGGATGAAGCAGTTGGAAGCCGAGAACGCAGCCCTGAAAGCAAGAGCAGACGAAGCCGCATCTGCCGCACGCGAACTGGCGTTTGTGAAGGCCGGAGTTGATCCGAACCTTCCGGTCGCCAAGTATTTCGTGAAGGCATACGACGGTGAACTCACAGCCGATGCGATCCGGGCAGCCGCTATCGAGGCCGCAATCATCCACGACACAAAGGCAGCCGAGAAGGATGCTTGGGACAGAACCGCAAAGGTTGCGTCCGGCAACAACTCTGAGCCTCCCGTGGATTTGATGACCCGGATCGGCAAGGCGACCAGCCAAGCCGAGATCGAAATGCTGCTGTCTGAAGCACGTCAAGCCCAACAGCCCTACTGACCTGCCAGTCGGGGGGCTTCCAAATCTCACTTGAAGGAGTGAACCCTCATGGCATACACAGATACCGCAGCCCTTTCAGTCGATCAGGCAGCATTTGACCGGTTGGCGTACTTCGCCCTCCGTTCCGAACTGCTGTTCGACGCAGCCGTCGAAGTCCAGCCCACGAATCAGGCGATGCCCGGTACGTCGGTGACCTTCACGATCTTCAACGATCTTTCGGCCGCCACCTCCGCTTTGACCGAAACGTCCGATGTGACCGCCGTGGCCATGTCCGACTCGCAGGTCAGCGTCACCCTCGCCGAGTACGGTAACGCCGTCCTCACCACCGCCAAGCTTCGCGGAACCTCGTTCCTCGACGTGGACACGGTGGCCGCGAACGTCGTCGGCTACAACGCTGGCATCTCGATCGACAGCATCGTCCGCGATGTGATCGCTGGTGGCACGAACGTGGTTTACGGTGGCGGTGGATCGTCCACCCCGTCGAGCCGCACCACCGTCGCCGCCGAAGACATCATCGAGGCCAACGACATCCGCAAGGTGACCGCCCAGTTGCGTGGCGCGAACGTTCCGACGTTCAACGGCCTGTACATGGGTTACATCCACCCGGACGTGGCTTACGACTTCCGTCGTGAGACTGGCGCGGCCGCGTGGCGTGACCCGCACGTGTACGTCGACACCAGCATGATCTACAACGGTGAGATCGGCGCGTTCGAAGGAGTGCGTTTCATCGAGACTCCGCGAGCGAAGGTGTTCGAGAACGCTTCGGACGGTTCCGGTTCGACCGGCACGATCGAGGTGTACTGCACGCACATCATGGGTCGTCAGGCCATCGCGAAGGCGTACAGCCAGCAGGACGGCAACGGTGCGGTTCCGAAGGTCGTTCGCGGCCCGATCACCGATACCCTCAACCGTTTCCAGCCGGTCGGTTGGTACTGGTTGGGTGGCTACGGCCGATTCCGCGAGGCGGCTCTCCGTCGCATCGAGTCGTCCAGCTCGCTCGCCTGAGTCTGAGTCAACCCGCTTTGAGGTCGGGGATGCGGTACAATTACCGTGTCCCCGGCCTTTTGGCTTTAGTGAGGTAACTGATGTCGATTTCGAATTATCTTGAGAACGCTTATTTGGACACGTTGCGGAATACTTCGCTTGCTGTGTCGGCGGTGTATGTGAAGTTGCATACTGGTGATCCGGGTGAGGCTGGTACGTCGAACGCGGCGACTGAGACGACTCGTAAGAGTATTTCGTTTTCGGCTGCGTCTTCTGGGTCGATGGCTTCGTCTGCGACTGTGGAGTGGACGAATGTGGCTGCGACGGAGACGTATTCGCATTGGTCGTTGTGGGATGCTTCGACTTCTGGTAATTGTTTGTGGTCGGGTGCGTTGTCGTCGTCGGCTGCTGTGACTGCTGGGGATACGTTCCAGATTACTTCGTTGACGTTGACGTTGGATTGAGAGGTGGCCGTAGGTGGCTACTAATTTTCCGTCTTCGCTTGACAGTTTGACTAACCCGGCTTCGGGTGATTCTCTTTCGTCGCCTTCTCATTCTGTTCAGCACGCTGATGCGAATGATGCGATCGAGGCGTTGCAGGCGAAGGTTGGGGTTGATGGTTCTGCTGTTACGACGAGTCTTGATTACAAGGTGACGAACGGTGTTTTGTCCGGCCTGAATGTTGATTCGGGTGTCTTGTATGTTGACGCGGCGAATAATCGCGTCGGCATCAACAACCAGTCTCCTGCGTATGCATTAGACGTGACCGGGGTGGCAAATGCGACAGCGTTCATTCAGAACGCGGCTGATTATTTGTCGCCGTACAACGGGTTCCGTAATGCGATCATCAACGGGGATTTCCGCATCAATCAGCGTGTGTGGTCGTCGTCTACAGCAAGCGCAACTTATGGTTTTGATAGGTGGAGAGCATTCAACTCTGGTGGGACAGTCACCATGTCATCACAGTCGTTCACGGTTGGTTCTCCAGCCGCAACTGGGTACGAGGCAGAAAAGTTTGTGCGTTTGGTTAGTGCGTCACAGTCAGCATCAGGTGATTATGCGGTATTGCAACAACCAGTAGAAGATGCTCGCACATTTGCTAATGCCACAATCACAATTTCGTTTTGGGCGAAAGCCTCGTCAGGTACACCGAAAGTTGCTGTAGAAGTAGCACAAGTCTTTGGTACTGGTGGAAGCCCATCGGCAGACGTAAACACTTTGGGTGGACAAGTAACTTTGTCAACGTCATGGGCGCGATACAGCGTTACTATGTCTGTACCGTCAATTAGTGGAAAGACTTTTGGGAGTAGTCTCAATTCATCTACTTTGAATGTGAATCTTTGGACTTCGGCAGGCTCTACGTTCAACAGTCGTCTGAATAGTCTTGGCATCCAGAACAACACCTTTGACTTCTGGGGTGTTCAGGTTGAGCGTGGGTCGTATGCGACTCCGTTTGAACAGCGACCCATCGGCACGGAGTTGGCGTTGTGTCAGCGGTACTATTTCAGCAGTTATGGCGCTGGAGTAGCACCAGGCGCTAACTTGTCGGCCTCTGTCCCTACGGCGACAAACGCTTTAATCGCGTTAGCCGTAACAGATCAGTTTGCAGCAATCTTTGTATCGCAAGTGATGAGGGTTGCCCCGACTTTGACGGTGTATTCGATAGCAGGAACATCTGGTAAAACAAGTCATGTCGGGTCGCTTGTGTCAACAAGTTACACAGATAACACGACAAAGTTTTCCGTTGCAACAGACAAAGGTTGGACGATCGCTATGGATGAAAGCGGATCAAACACAGGATGGTACGTTCTGTGCCACTACACAGCAAGCGCGGAGTTCTAATGTTCTACGTTTCTGAACATCATGGATTGGTTATGGTTGAGAATGGTGTCGTATCATTTGTTCCAACCGCTGAGGCGAACGTCGAATATCAAAAGTATTTAGCGTGGGTCACAGAAGGCAACACCGCAGAACCGTGGAACGACACCCCCACCGAAATAACACCACCCCCCGGAGGCTAAATGCCTCACCTATACAACGACGCTAACTACACCTACAATGCGTCAAACCTCACCTATGACGGCGTAGCAACCTTTACCGCTACTGCTACTGGGTCGGGTGCTGGTACAGAAACCGCGTCGTCTGTTCGAATCAAAGCACGATCCGCTACAGGGTCTGGTGCTGGTAGTGAAACCGCCGACTCGAACATCAATCCTGTACGTACCGCCACCGGGTCTGGTACAGGAACAGAAACCGCAACTCGCATCCGCGTCCCAGTTCGCACAGCAACCGGATCAGGCACAAGCAGCTTTGACTCGACCGGACTGCACATTGTTCCCCGTACCGCATCTGCTTCCGGTACGGGGACATCCCTCACCGCCATCACAGTCGGCCGTCTACGCACCGGCTACGGCTCAGGTGGCGCAACCGCAAGCGATAGTGCCACCGGCCGTCATATCGCCCCTCGAACCGCAACATCTAGTGGTACAGGCACATCATCGTCGCTTAGTGGCATCCTCTTTATACGAACCGCCTCAACATCTGGGGCCGGCACACAAACAGCCAACTGGACGAAATCTTTGATTTTCCGGCCGCCCATCGAAGACAGATTCCCGTGGTCGGACTATCGAGAATCCACACCATCGCACCGTCTATTCGCCCGCGCCAACCCCGGCTACCGCGCCCGCAACATCTTCCGGCTAACCAACGGCACATACACCAACGTAGACCCGCTCGATCCGTCGCTCGTAGACAAGGTGTATCTTGGAGCGCACGAACACTTCGTAACAGAACAAGAGAAAGCCGACCTTGTAGCGGCCGGATACACGGTGACATGATGCCCATATTCAGATGCCCGTCAGACAACTTCTACAACCTGTCCGACTTCGATGAAACAATCCCGTGGGGTGAACGCGAACGGTTCTCCTACCGTCTTCTACGCCACTATGCGGCCCTCCCCAAAGGACGCAACGTCTACAAGTTGACAGACGGATCGTATGTCGAGTCGGAACCATCCGACATGGCAACTGTAGTAACTACTTATTACGGTGGTCACGACAACCAGATCACCGATGAAGAAGCCGCGCAACTGACATCAGCCGGTTACGGGGCGTATATTACGTGACATGGTGAAACACCAAGAAACCCATCCGAACCTTGATGTTGAAGGCTGTTTTGGTTGTCGGATCGCCCATGTGCGTATCAGTTCCGCAGCAACCCCTACCCGCCGTCAACAGGTTCAACACATCGCCAACAAAGAAGCAGTCCTCGACAAAGATTTGGATGCCTATAAACGGCTTCGCAACGACGGTCTGCAACCACGCAAGATCGATGGGGCAGCCGAAGTTGAGAAACGGGCTGAAACGAAAGCACAAGTGGAGTCCGGTCTGATCCCATGATCTACGACATCAAAGGGGTGAACATCCCTCATGTCGGCTACGGACGGATGGTGGACGAGTTCGCCCGCCACCTTGCCGGCCGTGGAGAACTGTCCGACGACGCTGGAACTGTTGTGTTCGGGATGTTGCCGGACATGGTGAAAGGCTGGTGGGAAGGCCAGTCCACAGCGGTTATGACAATGTGGGAAACCGACCGTCTACCCGCACGTTTTGAACGGTTCAGCCGACTGTTTGACCGGGTGATCGTCCCATGCGACTGGAACAAAGAACTGTTCGACACTATCCACGACGACGTTCACGTTGTCCCTCTGGGTGTCAACCATGATGTCTGGTTTCCACAGAACGTCCCCGACAACGATCGATTCCGTTTTATGACTGGCGGTTCAGGGTGGTTGCGTAAAGGTATCCCGCAGGTCATTCAAGCGTTCAAAGATGCGAACCTGCCGGACTCCGAACTGGTCATCAAAATCCCGCCATACACGTTTGACGACCCACAAATCTACGATTTTGAGGATCGGATTACCGTCATCAAGGATGCGCTTGATCCGATCGCAGAACGTGATCTGCACGCTACAGCCGACTGTTTTGTGTCGGCATCGAGGGGCGAAGGGTTCGGGATGATGCCCCTCCAACAATGTGCGTTAGGGAATCTGGTGATCGGCACAGCCGCTCACGGTCACCTCATGTTTTCCCGTCTACTTGATTTCCCGTTATCTGCCCGCAAAGAGAAAGCGTTTATGTCCAACTTTCCTGAGGTTGGGAACTGGTTTGTGCCGGATCATGATGAACTGGTGGACTCGATGCGCCACGCCTACAAGCGGGGTAGACCGGCTTTATGGGAGCGACAACTCCGATTTGAGGATACGTTGCCGTTTTCGTGGGATAATGCCGTTGATCGGCTATTGGAAGTTCACCCGCCGACCGACCGTATCACTCAACAAACATGGGTGGAAACCGGCAGTCAGATGATCCCCGTAAAAGCCACGAAAACGCTTGTCGCTGACATCGGCCGCTATCGGATTCGTTTGACGGCAGGGGAAACAAGCTGGGTTCCGCTATCAACATTGGAGAACCTGCTGGACGCTCAGGCCGTCATCCAAAACTGACAGTCTGTAGGGTATACTCACGGTGTATCTTTCAGATCGGAGTACCCCCATGTCCATGAAGGGCGAAAAGTACAAGTCGAAGCCGGCCAAGATGAAGCACGAAGATTCCGAAGGTAAGAAGGAACGTGAGATGGAATACGGCAAGAAGGCTCGAAAGAAGAAGAAGTGACCACAGCCGGTGATTTGATTGACCGGTCTGTTCAACAGTTGTTGGCTGGCACGGTTGAGGAACGCAACAAGCTTGTGTCGTCCGTGGACTCCGATGACACCCTGTTGACGCTCACCTACAATCTTGGTTCGCTCCGCGAAAACACCGTTTTTGAGATTGGTACGGAACTGTTTTATGTGTGGGAAGCGAACACCAGCGCAAAGACTGTGACTGTGGAGCGTGGCTATGGTGGCACGACCGCCAGTTCACATTCTGCTGGGGCGATCATCACCGTCAACCCGCGTTTCCCCCGCCACCATGTACTCACCGGCCTGAACTCTGATCTCGCTGACTTGTCGTCACCGATGAACGGTTTGTTCCAAGTGAAGACGGTGGACATCTCTTACAACGGTTCCGACCGTATGGTAAACCTCACCGGGGTTACCAGCATCATTGATCTGTACGATGTTCGTTACCGTTTCCTCACCGACGACTATCCGATCATCCGCAACGTTCGCCTTCTCCGTGATATGCCCACCAGCGACTTCGCATCCGGGTTTGCGTTAGCGTTTGACTCGTATGTTCGTTCCGGTACGGTGCGCGTCATTTACAAGGCTCCGTACACGCCGTTCACTAGTGAGTCGACCACCGTGTCTTCGATCGGCGCATCCTCGGAGATTGAAGATTTGTTGGTTTTGGGAACTCAGATTCGTTTGATGGCTGGCCGCGAAGTAAAGCGTAACTTCACCGAATCGCAAGGCGACACCCGTCGAGGCGACGAAGTACCTGCCGGTGCTGTCGGCAACAGCGTCACGAACTTGTTGCGTTTGCGTCGTGACCGCATCACCGCTGAAGCTGCACGTCTGAACCGTCAATATCCGACACGTATCAGGAAGTAGCCGATGGCTACTTTGATGGATTTCACGACCGCCTTCACGGGTGGGCCGACGTTCTTCACGGGTACAGGCACATCGTCACTTGTCCCCGACATCTTCCCTGTCGCTATCGGCGGTCACTCGTATATGTTGGACATGAAGTCCAATCGGTTTACTCGCACGTTTGAGAACCGTTTGCGTGATTCTGCCGACGATTCAAACATTCCGGGTGAGGCTGCGATCAACCCGCAGGGTTTGTGGCGACGTTCGCAAGTGTCTTGGCATAAGGGGTCGGGGCAGAAGTATGGGGATACTGCTGACGGTGTAGATACCCGGTTCTATACGTCTAAGAATGTTGATCCGTGGACTAAGGGTCAGTTGTCAATGTTGAAGACAACATCGCAGGTGTTGAGTTCTGCGTCTACCAACCTGTACATGGTTGTGGCCGGCGACCGTCTGTACGTTGCCGATAATCAGACGTTGAAGTACACAACTGACCTATCAACGTTCTCGACTGTTACAGGCACACCATCTGCGGCGATCAACGGTATGACGACAGACGGCTACACCGTCTATGTGTCGTATGAAGGCAACGGTATTTACACGACTAACACCGGGTCAACTTCTGCGTCGTCGTACAACACCGGCCACAACTGGGGTGTTCTTGGCTACGTCAAAGGTCGTTTGATGGCGGCCGGTTCCGGCTCAACTGACGGTTACAAGCTGTGGAACATTACAGCATCCGGCAACAACCCTACGATCCTGTACACGCACCCTAATAACGCGTTCCGTTATGTCGGTTTCGCAGCCGGTCAAAACCACATTTATGCGGCCGGGTACGCAGGCAAAACCAGTCTCATCTATCGCACCGCTATCAAAGCAGACGGCACATCCCTCGATGTCCCCGTACAGGCAGGTGAACTACCTATCGGAGAAGTTGTCTCCACTATCTACGGATATTTGGGAAGCATCATCATTGGCACAAACATGGGTGTCCGTCTCGCCACCTCCGACAACAACGGCGACCTACTCATCGGCCCCATCCTCGAAACCACCAGCAGCGTCAAATGCGCTTCGGGTGACGGACGGTTCGTCTGGTACGGCTGGACAAACTTTGATGGCACATCCACCGGGCTGGGTCGCATGGACTTGTCGCAGTTCAACAGCACCAACGAACCCGCATACGCCTCCGATCTGATGGCTGATGTTCAGGGTGACGTGAACGCGATCGTCAACTGGGGCGACTACCGCCTGTTCTCCGTATCAGGGCAAGGTGTATACCGTGAACACGCCACCAACCTTGCGGCCAGCGGATACATCGAGACAGGGTTCTGGCGTTGGGGTATCCCCGACCGCAAGTTCCTCGCCTTCTTTGATTTCCGTACACGTCCGCTTCGTGGCTCCATCACCCTTTCATACGACCATGATGGTTCCGGCTACGAGACGCTCGCACCATTCAACACAGCGAACGCAACCGAACTCTCATTAGACGGCCCGGACGGACAGTTCGGTGAAACCCTCATCAAACTATCGTTCACCCGATCATCGTCCGATTCCACGCTCGGCCCCACCTTGACACGCTGGCAAGCCCGCGTCTTCCCCGCCCCAGTACGAA